TACCCACTTATTAGTATTAGGTAAATATAAAAAAGAGATCATTTATGCAAGGTAAAGACTTATCAGGAATACACATTGAAGGGCATATTAAAATTCACAATCCAGAAACTGGTGAAGTGTTTATTAATAAGCGCAATGCTATCCACTACGAAAACATGAGCATCTCATTAGCAGAAAGTATTGCTAATGCAGGACAGGGATTCATCTATGAGATGGCATTTGGTAACGGAGGAACTACTATAGATCCTACGGGCATTATTACCTATCTTACACCTAATAGCACAGGAACTAGTGCAAGTTTATACAATGAAACTTATTCTAAAGTGGTAGATGACCGTGCTAGTGTAAACACTGATCCTATTCGCAATAAAATTGAAACTAGACACGTAACCGGCACAAATTATACTGATGTGTTTATCACTTGTTTATTGGACTACGGCGAGCCTAGCAGTCAAGAAGCATTTGACAATGCTACTAGTGCTGATGGTACATATGTATTTGATGAATTAGGATTAAAATCTTATGCTACAGATGGCACTGGCCGACTATTAACTCATGTGATCTTTCATCCAGTACAAAAGTCTCTAAATAGATTAATTCAAGTTGATTACACAGTGCGTATTCAGAGTTTAACTGGCCTTAGTGAGGTAGCATAATGCCATATCAAATTGACCATTTTGACCAACCTAACAACGGAAGTATTACAGTTAACGATTTAGACTTAAATCAAACAACTGATTTAAGTTTTGTAGGAAAGAATCTTCCAGGATATGCCCAAGCAATTGGAGAAAATTTCCTACATTTACTAGAAAATTTTGCTAGTTCTTTCATTGATCGTCCAACAAAACCTGTATTAGGACAACTATGGTATGACACTGGTACTACTTCGAGCCCACCTCAACCACAATTAAAAGTTTGGGATAGTACTAAATGGGTAGCTGCAGGCAATGTAACAAAAAGTATTGCCCGTCCCACAACAGCAGTCATTGGAGATCTATGGGTCGACACAAGTAATCAACAATTATACTTATGGTCAGGATCTAACTGGTTACTAGTCGGACCTCAATTTAGTGAAGGAACGCAGTCAGGACCTAAAGTAGAGTCAATTTATGATACAGCAAACTTACCACGCATTATATTAAACTTTATCATTGCTGGTGAAGTTGTTGCAATTATTAGTAAAGATACATTTACACCAAAAATAACAATTGATGGATTTTCAGTAATCAATCAAGGTGTTAACATGTCAACTAAAGACTTTGATCTTAATGGAATTGTACTTAACAAGTTTTGGGGAACAGCTGATCGTGCAACAAAACTTGTAGTATCAGGGTATGCTGATGGTCTTGATGCAAATAATTTCCTTAGAGGTGATGTTGCAAGTACTACTGACTACGGTCTTACTATTAAAAACAATGCCGGATTAATTGTAGGTGCCGATCTTAATACTACACTAACTAACACATTAAATGGTGCTACAGTTTTAACTAATAAAATTGAAGGTTCTAGTATATTCCTTAGAGTTAATCAAGCAGGAACTTCTAGTGATGTGTTGACAGTCACCGGAACAAGCGTAGGTATAAACAAAACAAATCCTGCAGAAGCATTAGATATTAATGGTAAACTACAAGTTAGTAATGATATAATTGTTACCAGCACAACAGATAGTACAACCTTAAGTAATGGCAGTATTAAAACTGCAGGTGGCGCAAGTATTGCAAAAACTCTGCGTGTAGGCACCGGCGCTCATATTACTGGCACACTAACTTCAAATTCTATCACTCCAGTAGCAAACAATGTACATAATATTGGTACTAATTTGTTACGTTACAACACAATTTATGCTAATAACATTGGCAATCCAGACCTTAGTACAATTTTTACTGGATCTTTTAACGGTGCATTTAATGGTTCAGTTACTGGAACAGCAACTCGACTAGTTAGCTCTACAGATTTTTCTTTAACTGGCGACGTTATTAGTACTAACACAATTAGTTTTGACGGTCAGCAAGTTGGCGGCACTGCAATTTTTACAACTGCATTAAGTTCAGACGTTATTGGTAATAAGATTGAATTGCTTGATTTTCTTTCTACAGATGAACTGCTAGTAAACAGACCATTAACTGGCCTAAGAAAAATAACAAAAACAACGTTCCTATCTACAGTAGCGACAGTGCCTATTGGATCTCTTGTGTCATTTGCAGGAACAACATTACCCAATGGTTACCTATTATGTGACGGTGCAGAGGTATCAATTAGTTCATACCCCGAACTGTTTGCAACCATAGGCACCAGTTATAATGGGTTAGTACCATTAGTAGGTATTGCAACATTTAGATTGCCTGATCTAAGAGGTAGGATGGCCATTGGTGCTGATAATATGAATAATGGTATATCAGTTCCTTTATTACCATCTGGCGCAACATCAGGAACAACTACGTTAGATAAAGACGGAATCCCTGGACCAGTAGCTAACAGAGTTACTGCAGTATCAGCGGATACTGTAGGGTTATCAAACGGTAATGAAGAACAATCAATTAATATTACAAACCTTCCTGATCACGTTCACGACTTTACCGGAGATACCGGCACCCAGTTTTACTCAGTCACTGATTCAACAGATCCTGGATCTATTGCAGACTCTGAAGCGGTTGGCCGTTCAGTACAATTACAAACTGGGTACAGTAAGTTTATGGTAAACAGCGGCAGCGTAGATTCAACAACTACTGATCTACCTTTGAATATTATGAATCCTTACTTAACAATAAACTACATAATTTATACTGGTAGGATTGTATAATGACTTATAAAATTAATAAAACAGATGGAACCTTGCTAACAGAAATTGTTGACAGTACTGTTGACCAAACAGCCACAGACCTCACACTTATTGGTAAGAACGTTGCCGGTTACGGTGAATTTTTTAATGAAAATTTAATAAAACTATTAGAAAACTTTGCAAATACTTCAGCTCCTAATAATCCAGTAACTGGTCAGATTTGGTATGACACTGCAACCAGCAGATTAAAAGTATATGACGGCAACGGGTTTAGAATAGGAAGCGGTCCTATCGTGCAACCTACTGCTCCTAGTATTGTAGCACAAGGTGATCTGTGGATTGACAGTACAGAAAAGCGTTTGTATTTTTATTCATCTGCAAACAACAGATATGAAGCAAGTAAAATATGGGGCGACAGTCAACAAAAGTCTGGATTTGAAGTTGTATCATTATATGATACAAACAATGCACTACGAGTAATTGTTGAATTATGGGCGCAAGGTCAACTGTTAGGAATTTTTAGTAGTAGTACAATAGAATTTACACCAAAGACTGCTATAACTAATTTTACAGGCACAATTAAGCCAGGATTTAATGCTAGTACACTTTCTGGAATGAAGTTTAATGTTACTGCTAGTAAAGCAGACACAATAACAGGACTTAGTGGAGCGACTCTAGACTATACTGATTTTATGAGTACTGGTGGTGATACTAGCACATCCGGCACAGTAGCAATTGCAAACAATCTACCGTTATTGTTGGGACCAAATCAGAATTTTGAAATAGCAACAAATGTAAGCACATTGGCAATTACTAGTAATTTTGGAAATGCTAAAGTAGGAATATTAACTAATACGCCGGAATATACATTAGATGTTGCAGGAGGAGTTAGGGCCACGACTCAACTCCAGCTGCCAAAATACACAACAAGTGCCCGTGATCTTAGAGTAATGACTAGTGCAAATAACGGCGAGCTAATTTATAATACAACAACTGATAAAATCCAGGCTTATGCAGCAGGAGCATGGGTTGATTTAAATTGATTTTGAAACTAAATACATAAAGTTAAGGGGTAGAACTAAATGCCATATAGTATTGATAGATATAGTGGTACAACACCAGTAGTAGTAGAAGATGGTACAATTAATAGTACATTTGATATTAAGCTAATCGGCAAAAATTACGCTGGTTACGGTGAAGTACAAAACGAGAATTTCCTACATTTGTTGGAAAGCTTCTCTGGCGGAAGTCAACCCCCTCGTCCAATTAGCGGCCAAATTTGGTTTGATTCGACTCAGAGTAAACTAAAATTCTATGACGGTAGTAGATTTCGATCTACAGGCGGCGCAGAAATTGGTGGCGATGAACCTGTAGGATTAACAACAGGTGACTTTTGGTTTGATACTGATAATAATCAACTTTATGTTAAAAAACCGTCAACCGGATATGTATTAATCGGCCCGCAAACTGCTGGTGGTATTGGTACTACACAGATGCGTTCTAGATCAGTAAAAGACGATCTAGGTGTATCTCATGCTATTATTGAAGCTATTATTAATGATGAACCTTTATATGTAATTTCTGCAGATGAATTTACACTTGATGATGGTATTAATCCTATTTTAGGATTTAGCGACATTAAAAAAGGTCTTACATTAACAGGTACAGATTCAACAGGAGTTACGTCGACTGCTCACACATTCTGGGGAACTGCTAGTAATGCATTACAAACTGATGAATTACTAGTACAAGGCACATACAGACTTGCTACTACACTAGCAACTATAAACACTGTTGCTGCAAGAGATGCAAGCGGCGACCTTTATGCAAATGTATTTCAAGGTACTGCTACTACAGCTAGATTTGCTGACTTAGCAGAAAAGTATCTTGCAGATGCAGAATATGCTCCAGGTACTGTTATGGTAGTAGGTGGAGAAAAAGAAATAACTGCTAGTTCATGGGGCAAACGTGCAATAGGTGCAGTAAGTACAAATCCTGCTTACATGATGAATAGCGAATTAGAAGGCGGTACTTATGTTGCACTAAAAGGGCGTGTACCTGTTCGAGTTATTGGCGCAGTGAAAAAAGGTGACAATCTTATCGCAGCAAACAACGGGTGTGCTAGCGTAGGAGTCCATCATTCAACTGATGTATTTGCTATTGCTTTAGAATCTAGTAACGATACCAGTGTAAAGTTAATAGAAGCAATTATATTGTAAGGAAAGAAAATGGCAGCAGGTGTTGGACAATTAATTCAAGCAACAGACTATAACAGTATTAGAGCTGTTGTAGATACTGTGATGGGTACAGGTACTAGCGGGTATGGACAGACTTTAACTTCAGCTGATGTATCCGCCGGTAATCAAATCACCGCACTGCAGTGGCTTAACCTGCGCACTGACATGGTAAAAGCAAGACAACACCAAGTTGGTTCTGCAGTTGGATCAACTACAGCAACAGACGGTAGAAATTTAGTGGTCCCGGCCAGTGGAGCAGCAATCACGGAAGCATTTAGATCTCAATACAGCACATTTGCTACTACTCTTAACACTAACAAGTACTCTATTGATACAGATAGTGCTGGCGGACAATTCTCAACAGAAGGATTGCTCACTAGGACACAATCATCTACTTGGAATTCAACATTGACTCATACTGTTACTATTACTGGTAACACAGGCGGAAATGGATCTGCAGCTAATATGCGTTATTTCTTTAATGCAGGCGGCAAAATAAGAATTAGTGCAAACATAACTACTGGCACTAGTAAGAACAATGACTGGAACACAATGTTCACTCAAATGGGCGAATTTGTTATGAACTATACTGCTACAACATACACAGGGTCATCAGCAACTAGTTATTCAATCGGCTGGGAAGATCTAAATACTAGCAATCAATTAATTGGTGAAAAGGCAGCACCTGCAGGATCATATGCTGAGAACAGATACTATGCGTATGCTAGAAAATCTGCTGATGGCACACAATTAATTCTTACAATGGAATACCGCGATAATGATGCAGGCGATCCAAACTTTGACGAAGATGTACAACCAACACTAAACACAGTGGTTGCAATGTATCGCCCAAGCGGCACAAATGTTTCTGTATTAACACCAACTGCTGCCTAATCAGGACGGCAATACCCATACCTCTTGACAAGATAACTACTATATTGTATAGTAGTTACTCTGGAGGTCTCTGTGGACGAACGATTAGAAAAAGCATTTCAAACAGCCAATTACATGGCTACACTTGGCAATCTTAGAAAGACTGCCTTGGAAGAATACAACCAAAGTCTCATTTATTATTTTCAAGGATCTAGTTTTACTGTGTCTAGAGAGTTGATTGTTTTTGTGCATACATTAACTGAGCTTGGAAATACAGAATCAATTCTATTAGATGACAACCGTATTCCTTTAAAAGTTTCAAACTTACAGGAATTTTTAGATAATATGTTGTCAGTATATAATGAAGCAACTAATGAATATTTGGCCAAGTATGCAGACTTAAGATCTAAAAGACGAGTTGGAGATCTAGTAAATCTATGACTCGTGGTGTTCTAATTTTTGCTCAAAATAACAGTGAAATTGACTATGCTAAAATCTCATTGTTTGCTGCCGAACAAGTTAAACGACATCTAAATGTACCTGTTAGTTTAATCACTGATAGTAAAGATTGGTTATTACAAAGTCAACCAACGGCAGCAGATGTGTTTGATCAGTTTATTACAACCTGGACCGACACACAGCAGACAAAAAGATTCTATGATGGTACACTTGCATCTAAAACATTAACGTGGAAAAATCTAAATAGATCAGATTGCTATGATCTAACTCCCTATGATGAAACACTGGTTATTGACAGTGACTACATTATTAATAGTTCTAATCTAGCTAAGATATGGGATAATGTTAATGATTTTTTAATCTACCAAGATAGTTTTGATCTTGCTCAGTGGAGAGATGATAGAAGTTTTAGATACTTAAATCAATATGCTATTCCTTTCTATTGGGCAACGGCGTTTTACTTTAAAAAGTCAAAAGTAAATCAAGCGTTTTTTGATCTTGTAAAGCACGTTAAACAAAATTGGGGTTATTTTAGAGCTCTATATAATATTGATTCAACTGTGTTTAGAAACGATTTTGCGTTTAGTATCGCAATACATATGATGGGCACTGACTTTGCTAAATCGTTACCTGGTAAAATGAACTACACTCTTGATAGAGATGTGCTAGTTGACATAGAAGATACTACGTTAAAATTTTTAGTTGAAAAGAAAAATTATTCAGGAGAATATATTGCTACTAAAACTAAGGATCTAGACATGCATGTTATGAACAAATACAGTCTAACAAGATACTTAAACAAGGAAGCACAATGACACAGGGCTTCTTAGTTATTGCACAAAATAGCGATGTTGATTATGTTCGTCAAGCATACGCCCTTGCACTAAGCATTAAGGCTACTCAGCCAACAATTAATAATATTAGTATTGTTACTAATGATCATGTGCCTGAAGAATATCAATCAGTTTTTGATCAAATAATTCCTATACCGTTTGGTGATGCTGCTGCCTCTAGTGAATGGAAAATTGAAAATCGTTGGAAGTTATATTATGCAAGTCCATATGATGAAACTATAGTATTTGATGCTGACATGTTAGTATTGGATAACATTGAACATGCATGGAAATTTGTTAATGATCGTGATTTATTTTTTACATCTCGTGTAGCAGATTATAAAGATCGCACTATTGTTGATACTGTATATAGAAAAACATTTGTAGAAAATGACTTGCCTAATCTATATTGTGGAATGTTCTATTTTAGAAAATCTGAAACTGCCTTAACATTTTTTAAACTAGTTGAATTCATTACAAATAACTGGCAACGAATTTATTACGATAATGCTCCTAAACAACAGCAGAAATTTTTTAGCATGGATGTTACTGTAGCTATTGCTGCAAAAATATTAGGAATTGAAGATACAATAGTTCACACTAATTCTCCTTTTACTTTTGTACACATGAAACCTGCATTACAAGGATGGGATCCTATTCCAGTATCGTGGTTAACTCAAATGATGATTAATTTTAACAATCGTAGAGAATTATATTTTAATAATTTTAAACAATCAGGCGTAGTACATTATGTTGAAGATCAATTTCTTACTGATCAAATTATTGAGAAATTAAATGTATAATCCTGAAGAAGATATTATTCCTCCAGAACTGTTGGCACAAGCACTAGCATTGAGCAACACATCTTTAGTATATAGAGTGTACTTTGATAAAGATAACGGAAATTTGTTGTCTATTACTAACGAAGAAAATTTATCCTTTTCAAATTTTGTTGAATTTGAATATGATACAATTAGAGAATTTTTAGTTGAAAAAAAACAATTAGCAAAATATAAAATTATTTTTATAGATCAAAACACACCTAAGATTGTATCTATATATGAAGATTCAAGCACAGGAATATTTTTAACTAAAGTTCCAGTAGTTGATAATTGGGACAACATGTTTACTATTGAAAATTATCCATTACTAAAAAAATGGGGGTTTCAAATTAGGCCAGATCAAAAACAGTCTTTATTAAAATATAATCTTAACACTAGTCTTGAGATTTATGTAGTAGACAATAGTAGCATGAATTTTATCTATAGAACTATTAAACTTTCTGTAAATGATTTAATTAACAAAGATAGAGAGCTTGTAGATTATCAGTTAGATAAAGAAGGTGATATTATTAACATATCGGTATATGTTAAACAATTTTTTTCCACAGTTGGATATCAAATATTATATGACACAAACAGTTAAAATTTTAGATTACGATATAATTTACCTTAGTTACGACGAACCAAATGCAGAAAAAAATTATGCAGATTTACTAAAGAAAGTGCCGTGGGCAAAACGTGTTCATGGCGTTAAAGGTAGCGATGAAGCACACAAGGCCTGCGCTAGATTAAGTGACACAGACAGATTTGTCACAGTGGACGGTGATAACATTGTACGTGAAGACTTTCTTAATCAAGAAGTCAACTTTGAAGAACATAAAGACTTATCAAAGTGTGTTATTAGTTGGGCAGGATACAACGTAGTCAACGGACTTATGTACGGCAATGGCGGATTAAAGTTGTGGCCTAAACAGTATGTGCTAGACATGAAAACACATGAAAACGCACCCGCTGACGATCCTAATGCACAGGTAGATTTTTGTTGGGATGCAGAATACATACAGATGAATAGTTGTTACAGTGATGTCTATAATAATGCTAGCCCATTCCAAGCATGGCGAGCTGGATTCCGTGAAGGCGTAAAGATGTCACTTGATCGCGGAGTTAAGACTGCTAACAAAGAATTTAAGAAAGAAATACATTGGAAAAATCTACAACGATTACTAGTATGGCTTAATATAGGACAAGACACTATTAATGGTAACTGGGCTATATTAGGAGCAAGACACGGTTGTTATATGACTAATTGTACAGATTGGGATTACGTGCAAGTTAGAGACTTTGAGTATCTTACCAACATGTGGAAAACAGAAATAGAAAGTATAACTGATTTAGATACTAAAATTTCTTACTATGGAAATGAGTTAAAAAACGCACTTGATCTTGAAATTGCTAACTTAGATGCAGATGCTAGTAAATTTTTTAAAGCAGTACACCTACAGCAATACAGAAATGGTGTTGGATTTTTGGATAAAGAATAATGTACGATCTAGTATTTTATAATTCTAAACCGTTATCAGTTGAACGCGGCAAATTACTAACAGAAAAATTTCCATTTGCTAAATTTATAGAATTTGATATTACGCTAACTAATACAGCTGAACTAGCTAAGAAAAATGTTTTTACTAACTTCTTTTGGTTCATTGATTCTAGTTATGAATTTTTAGATGACATGTTAGTATTTGAACCTAAAAAATGGGATAGTGAATACATCCATGTTTTTAAACTCTATCAACAATATACCGAAAAATGTCAATGCTATCTTATTGCAAAAAATAGGCAAATAGATACTACGCAAGAGTTTTTCACTAGTGTAAAATATAATAATCAATATACGTTGCAAGATATAACATACGACATATTTTTTCTATCTTACAATGAGCCCAATAGTTGGGCAAACTGGCAAATACTAAGTAAGAGATTCCCTCAGGCAAAACGTGTATACGGAGAAGCCAATATCTATCTCAGTCACAAGGCCTGTGCTGAACAATCTACAACAGATTATTTTTGGGTAGTTGACGCTGATAATGAAGTACTAGATTCATTTAACTTTGATTATTTTGTAGAAGATTATAACTTTGATCTAGTACATATTTGGCATAGTCGTAATGAAATAAATGATCTAGAGTACGGCAATGGTGCTATTAAGCTATTGCCTAAAATGTTGTTTGGTGGAACAGAAGGTGGAGTTGACATTACTACTAGTCTTAGTAATAAACTTAAAATTATTCCTACAGTAGCAAGCGTTAATAGATTTGCATCTAGTCCGTGGAATGCATGGCGTAGCGGATTTAGAGAAGCTGCAAAGTTAGCCAGCAGTACGATTGCACGAACAAATCAAGATGAGACTGCTGAACGATTACAAGCATGGACCACTAAAGGATTAGATAGACGGTTTGGAGAATATGTAATACCGGGTGCAATGTTAGGTATGCAGTATGGAATTGAGAATAAAAATAACCAGGACGCATTAATTAAAATTAATGACTGGTCCTGGTTGTACGAACAATTTAAACTTAATGTTAAGTTGCCAATGCGCCCTGAGTAACTAGATCAGTAGCCATTGGAAAGATAGCAGCAATTGCACTAGCACATGCAACGGCTACTTCTTGATGCTCTTTCTGTGTACCATTTGCACTACGTAGTTCAATAAAATGTATCCAGCTACGTAGAGTACCGTTCATATATAAACGACTTTCAATAAGACCTTCTGGTAGTACTGCTCGAGCCTGCTCTTTTGCTATGCCATTTTTAATAGCCCATTCGTACTCTCTTTTTGCGGCATAGATAACTCTTTGTTGGGCACGAAACCATTCGTTTTGTAAATCTGTATCATCTACTTGAACACTGTTCTGGCGATTCTTTGGATCTTGTAGTCTTGCTTCTCTAGTGACAAAGTTAAGATCTTTAGTAGGGTCCGCATATCGTTGGCTAAATTCTTGAAAACTAAAACTCCTATGTCTAAGAATTTGTCTAGCAATATCTCTAGTGGTAGTAATTTCAATACAGGCTGAAACCATTTCAAGTGGCGACCAGTGTTGATGTTTGACTAGATACTTAATTAGTTTCTCACTAGTTTCTGTATTAAGTTGATTGCTAGGATTGCTAACACGGGCGCAGTACGCAATAAGTTCTTGCGCATCGTCAACTCCTAAATTAGCAAATTCTTCTGTTGGTTGTGAATATGATAAAAGTTTAACGTTCATTTTAATTTTCGTTTTCTTAAAAAAAGATTAGTATGTTTAATCATGTCTTTTTTAACTCTTTCTGTATCTAGTTTAAAATCAACATTTTCAATTTCGCTTTCATAAGATGCTAGCATTTCTTTAAGATTCTGTTCAAAAGCATCCCAGTCGTCTTTTGCCTGTTTTGAACTTATTTTAATTTCCCAAACTTTTTTATTTTTAAATGTAACCGTGACTGAGTCTAAGTATACTAGGGGAACTACGTTTAACGTAATTTCCCCAAATACTTCAGGCCAATGTTCAACAACATCTTTAGGAAATATCTTTCCTTTATTCACGCTTTAACAGTAGCTTTTTTCTTTGTTGGCGCAAGTGCTTCAGCTTGTCTGCGTAATTCGGCCGCTTCTTTGCTTAGTCTATCAGCATCACTGCGATATTTTTTAGCAAGTGCGTCATCGGTTAACGGCTCGATGGATTCGTTAACCGACATGCTAGTAGTGCGTCCGTAATCTTCCTGATCCATTAATGGATCAGTGTTGCCAGTTTTAGGACTAATATCAGCTACTCTTGCCATTTCTTGAATTTCAACATTCTGATTTGCATTAGGCTTAATAGCAAGATCCTGTACGCTAACACCTGCTTGTTGTGCAATAATTTGATTTAATTCTGACAACATAATAGTTGTCTGCATATTAGGAACCATCTCAATAGCGTCAGTCGGAAACTTAGCCATTAGTCCTTTTACATGCAAGCTAGGTAACATTGTGCTACCGTCTGAAAATACAGCACGAGCTAATACTTCACTAAATTCATTTGCAGATTGAGCTGCATTAGACTCGACCAGACTTACTAGTTGATCATGATAGCTTGAGTCAAGACTTTCTGTTTGAACAACAAGACAACTAAATGCATCGCCTGGCAATGTTCTAAACACTACCATACATCTACGACCAGTTGTTTTAATTCTTCCTACGTGTTTTAAGGATTGCATATCAAGCTCCTTGCTTTGATGTTTTTGCTACTGAATCTAAAAATGCAGACAGTTTATTGTATGTTTGCCCAACGGCTACCATTTCGTTAGGCTTAAACGCACCGCGTGAACTAGCAATGTCAATAATAGTTTTCATAGCACTAAGATCGCTAATAGTTAAATCATTTGATTCTTGTTGTGGCGCAGTTTCTGCCGGTTGTTGTATATTGGTTTCTTCAGTCATAAGACCTCCTTATATGAATTATATATGCTTATTAATTATCTGTTAGGTTAAATGTGGGCAGGCAAGTTTGAAGAAACTAAGTTCTTTTTCTTGCTCAAATCCAATTTTAGTAACGTAGACTATTGTATTGTCTACTAGATCTACAGCTTGTCCTACATAATAGCGACTGTTAAGATTTTGATATATCCAAGAGTCTATTGTTTTATGATAGGTAGGTGTATATTTTTCTAATAGTGTATAATGAAAATGATGTGCTGGAAAAGAGACTTTTCTTAAATCTAATGCATTAAGTGCATTAGGTTTACCGTTTTTTAATGCCATTATTTGTAACCAATAGTCATGTGTCTAGTGTAAGGTGCATCTTTAAAATCAAAATGCAATGATCCACTAAACAACTCTTTGAGAGGCCAGAGAGATTTGAAATGTTCTAAATTTTCTGGACGCTGTACGTGATCATCTATAACTAGGTCATTACCTTGAAACAAGCACAATGTACCGTTGGGTATACGATCGTACCATTCTCTACTGGCAAAATGTTCAGTGGATGTATTGACTACTAGGTTAATGTTATCATCGTATGTAGCTTTATTAGCATCTCTAGGAAACGACCTAAACTGCCAATCTTTTATTTCCCAAGTGTTATTGATAAGATTTGCATCCATACACGCACTCGGATCAACATCATAAGACCTACAGTATTCAATGGCTACCCGTTCTCTAGTCTGCAGAATAAAATGCAGTAGTGCATACCATCCGCCTAGTATAGCAATACGTAGTGGCTCAATTTTTTGTTGAGCCACTACAGTTTCTAATTCACGTGCCGCCCAAATTTTACTTTCAATTTGCCCAGCACTGAATGCATCAGGATCAATTTTTATCACTAGACTCATAGTATGCGTGAGCACCAAATGGAGGAACAATAGTGTTATTGCCGTGGATGATGAATACTGTATCGCAGTAGTTTTCATCACCCCAGCTGCCGTATGGATAACCGTCAGTAAACATGATAAACTTTTTAGGTTGAATATCGTTAGCTTTCATGTAGTCCCAGTTAACATCAAACTCGGTACCGCCACCGCCCTTGACTTCGTATTCCATAATGTCTTCACCGTACCCGTCAAAATCTGCTTCATTATAGACTTTGGTATCAAAGCACCACAATTTAATTTTGTAGTCTTTGTATTCTTCCATAATACCTTTAATTTCACTAATAAAGTCTTTAGCTTGCTCGTCACTAATAGAACCTGACATGTCAATACCAATACAAATGTCAATAGTCTCAGCATAGTTAGTGCCTGGCAAAATTGCACTCATGTGCCATGCTTTGCGGTTAGGACGCATAAAGGTATAGTCGTTTTTAATAGTGCTTTGGATTTGCTGACGTAAAATTTCACGCCAGTTCATCTTAGGCTCTGTAAGCTCTTTAATCATGCGTCCAATCTCTGCAGGCACATTTCCCGCACCCGCTGCCTGAGCCGCTGTCATCATAGCTTCTTTGATCTCATCACGGATTTGCTTGAGCTCTTCTTTACTGTAAGCAGGCTGACCATTTTTGCCTTCCTTCTCCCAGTCAATATGTTCGTCTAACAACTCGCCAAGTGCCGCTAATTCTTCATCATCATACTGCTCATAGATCTCATCATAGATCTGTTCTGAGCTTTTGCCGTAGTGAGCAGTGTCGTGGAAGATTTTAATCTTAGGAGGAGCTTCACCAATACGATCACGTGTCAATGTACCGTTAACTGAGTAGTCAGCGGCAATGTTCCATATCTTACGATCACGACCTTCTACACGGAGCATGTGCTCAAAAACGTTATGCAGAATTTCGTGTGCTACTACAAACTCAACTTGTTTAACAGATAAATCTGCAAAAAAGTCTTTATTGTAATATAAGTGACGTCCGTCTGTAGCGGCAGTAGCACACCAGTCTGACGCATCTTCAATTTTAAGACGAGTAGCCATATTGCCAAAAAACGGATGTCGTAGTAGCAATCCAACACGAGCCACTACAATTTTATCAACAATTGGGTCTAGATAATTTGACATTTTTTGCTCCTAAGTATTTACTGTATGTATATATTATAACAGGACCCGCAGGTCCTGTCAATTGACTTTGGCTACTAATTAACGCTTTTCTGTAGCCGCCGCAATGTACTTACCATATTTGGCATGGAAGTCGTCAAAGCATTTGATCTCATCTGGATCCAATGGCAACTGATATTGAGTAAGAGCAAGTTTAGTACCCATAACAACCAATTCAGTTTCAAAATTATCCATCATAAACTGGAAGAAGTAGTTAACCTTGTCGTTAAACTTCTTGTCGTTTTTGTCGCTAGCATCTTTCAATTCGTAGCACAATGACACAGTCAATGAATACATGGCACTGATTTCTTTAGTGTCCATTTTCTTAACCTTGCCGTTTAAGATGTCTGTAGGATCAGGCAATTTAGATGCAATCTTACGATGAGCCATAAACTTAACAGCTAGACCTTCACCAACAGCACCCGAGATCAAATCTGTCAATGTGTCTGTATCTTCCTCGTCATCAAACAACAACTCAGATACAAATGACCAGCTACGTGGTGTAGCAAAGGCACGTGATGCTGACTTAGGATCAAAGTCATACAAGTCCTTCTTAGAGAAGGTCAAGAAGCCAACTACGTCCTTATGGATCTTGTTGTCAACAGCCCAACCAAAATAATCTTCCCAGTCAACTTTCATTTCCAAGTGAACAAAACGGTTAGCCAACGGAGCAGGCATACGATAAGTAACACCCTTGTCAGTTTCACGGTTACCAGCGGCAACAATGTGTACATTGTCTGGCAATTTGTAAGTACCAACACGACGGTTCAAAACAAGTTGATAAGCCGCTGCCTGTACAGCAGGAGCCGCAGAGTTCATTTCGTCCATGAACAAGATGATCTTGCTATGTTGAGCAGCCATCACGTCATCGGGCAATTCTACAGGCGGTGCCCATTCCATCTTATTAGATGTAGAATTGAAAAACGGAATACCTTTAATATCTGTAGGATCCCAAAGTGACAAACGAATGTCAATAACATGGGCATTCAATTCTTCGCCCATTTGTTTAACAATATCGGATTTACCAATGCCTGGAGGTCCCCAGATGAACAATGGACGATTGGCTTTAAAAGCACGACGAAGGGATTTTTTAGCGGCTTTAGGGCCAACTGTACGTGAAAGGATCTCGCTCATAAATACTCCTGGGTTAAAAAAGCGTTGAAGTTTAACTGTCTATGTATCTATTATAATGCCTAACAGCAGTCACGTCAACAGATTTTTTAGGAGTTTTCGTCCGTTTGGCTATCTTTGTTTTGGCGATTTATAGCTTTGACTAGACCGTATTTTCGAATGTCGTCCGAAAACATATATAGCTCAAATGATTTACGCTCAGAAAATACAGTAATACTTTGGTTTGTAAGATAGTATGGAAAATCCATAGTTCTATCAAAAAAGATAATAGTTTGGGGACTTAACTCAATTGGCTCTGTAAATGGAATTTCGTAACTACGTAGTTCCAATTCGTTTACCAAAAAATCAAACCCGTCATCACTTAGACGCAGACCCCCTTGATCTTTGCTTCTATGACTTTGCCACCATTTGTACATATGCAGTTTAATATTGGCTGCATCTATACTTCTTTCCTTTTGCTGTAGGAAAATTTTGGTAAAAGTCTCTTTTGAGATCATTTGATGATTTCGCCGGAGGTTAGTTTAACTACTTGGAAATCCTCGCAGTTAAACATTTGATTGAGTTTTTTTGCAAGATTATGTGCATGTCCGGGATTACTAAATGATACTTTCTTATACTTAGGGCCGGGATAGCTGGTAATGCTACTTGCAGATTTTAAATTAAAAGGCTCATTTTTATAGAAGACAGCCCAAATTGCTTCAGCTTCTAAAATCTGTTCGCTTTTATAGTTCTTTTTGTTAACATAGTCTAACAGAACTTTTGGCTTAGGTCTTGACATGATATATGCGTCCTATTATGTACGCATATATTTATCAATTAATTGGTGGAAAATCCGCCACCATCCATTTGTACAGTAACAGCCGCACCCGTACTAGATTCTAAACGTTTAAACAATATATCGTAATCTTCTAACAATTTTGCACTGACTTCTCCTAGACAATAGGCCAGTGCTTTAGCTGTCTTAATGTCTATTTTAATCTCACGCTGTTGCGTAAGATCAGCAGCCTTTACCTGCTGTATAAACTGTTGAATTGGAATAGTATTAATCGGATTTGGCATTAGCTAGCACCTGTTTCATTTCCAATTCACTCTTGAAGGGTCCTTTATAAGGGTAGCGTTCAATAGTAATCAGTTTAGGACAAAAGCTCTTAACCCAGCCTTTGTCAAATTTAATTGTATAATAGCCTGCACAATACAAGCTCTTACTTGCACTTGATTTAGTGAATAATGGCAACTTACGTTGCACATTGAATAACGGATTATATGGACGGCAGCTAGTGGGATAGTCATACACATCACGTACTTCTTCGTGCGTAATTTTTACTTTATCACTGACTAAAAAGAAGTCCTTGCCAAATCGTTTTGTTAGTTCATCTTTTTTGCTAAAGTATGCTTCGCCGTCTTTTGAACTTAGCATGAACTTGTTATTTTCTTTTTTATGTAGAATACCAACTTTTTCTCCATCTTCTTCTACAATCCAAAATTTACCATCTACTATGGGTTTGGCTTTTAAATTCATTGTGTCTCCGATAATTTAATATATCTTGCTTGAAATGGATGAGCAAATGATTCAATACTATCCATCATACGTTTCATGTCATACAGCTGACAAAACTTTAATAAACGAATTCCTACTTGACTAATATTCTTAGGCTCTTGAATTTTCTCTTCAATAGTTGTTGTAATCATTTGTCTAACATCTTCAGGTTGTGCAGTTAGATCAACTAATGTTACATTGCGGTTATAGTCGTCTAGGACCTTGTGTTCGATACCTTCGTGGTCGACCCAACGCTGAAGCATGAGATTGTTCCACGCCCAGCCTTTTTTACCTTTATCTTCGTAGGCTTCTGTTAGGCCAACTTTATTCTTTGTGCCTTTAGTACGAACACCTGGATAAGCACTAAAGACATTATCACTGCTATCGCCACGCATACATTTCTCAAATAAGATCCATTGTGGATTAGGTGCTGCCACAGCCTCTTTAGTTTTCTTGTCAATTACACTTTTGCCTTTCTTATCAAAGACGCCTTCGTGTGTAGTAAGTGTATCTGCTACACCATTATACTGCTTAACATTGGGCGCAATCAATTGGTGAAAATCGCTGTCTGTCGAAATGATCACATGGTCATCATTAGGATGCATTTGTATAAAGCCTGCGATTAAATCATCTGCTTCTAGTTGTTTATGTTGCAAGACTGTGCAGTTAGTCTTTGTTTCAATAAACTCTTTAAACGCATCAAACGTCTCCCAAAAGAGTTTATCTTCTTCTTGTTCACGTACAGTCATTGCCGCACGAGTTTCTGCACGATTAGCCTTGTAAGGCTTATAAAAATCCTTACGCCACGACCTACCTTCTAAGCAGAATACCACATGCTTCCCGCCAAAGTCATTCCACGCTTTTTTAATACTGTTAAAAGTAATGTGAAGGGCCATGCCTAGTTTGATGTCAGCGTCACCGCGAACAACGTGCCTAGCACGGAAGAATGTATTTGCAGTATCTACTAAAATATATGTCATTTTATCTTTCAGATATTAGTTGTTCAAAAATTTCTCTGTTCATAAATTCTTGATGCGGTTGATTCCAGGATACAGTATATGGCACTCTAAAATCACAGGCAATACTAACTCGTGGAGTTGTTACATCTAAGTATTCTGTGGTTGTATGAGGTACGTAACTAGGGAATATAGTAAACCCGCCTT